GCTCTAGGGGGGCTGATTGTGATGGAGCCGATTAGCGCATTTGCTGCAGCCCAAGCGGCCTTTTCAGTTACCAAAAAGTTAATCGGGGCCGGGAGAGAATTGCATGATGTAAGTTCGCAAATCGGAAAGTGGTATCAGGCTTGCGCTGATGTAACGAAGGCTGAAAGCCAGCGGAAGAACCCAAAAGCCTTTGAGAAGATGAGCCAAGGCTCTGACACGATTGAGCGAGAAGCATTAGATTTAATAGTACGCAAGAAAGCCCTGCTAGAGAAGGAAAAGGAAATTAAATTCCTTCTTAATTACAGGTACGGTCCTAACACGTATAAGGAGATGACCGACCTCAGAAAACAGATTAGAGAAGAGCGGGAGCGCACAGTTTACCGGGCTATGGAAGCCCGGCGTGATATGATGAACAACGCTGTTATCCTTGGCTTGTCGATTGGCATCGTTGGGGTTCTAGGCGGCGGTGTATATCTGCTCATGTTAGCGTTATGAATGTGGTCCTACCGCTCATTCTAATCGGCTCTTTGGTTAATCCAGAATATGTAACCTGCAACCTATGGAAACGTACTGAAGGTAGAGATGGTAAGGTTTGTATCTACTCTGGGGCGAACGGAACGATAGCATATCATTATGCAGAACGCAGTTTCACTGAATGCCCCCGTCAGTTCCAATGTAGGTACGCTCCCAATTCTAAGGGCAGAGTTACAATAAAAGATATCATGAAGGGGATTAGTGATGGTTTCTGATATTGGAGGGATAGCATCTCTCTACAGACCTCCTGCAGTCAGAGATATCCAGCCAGCAAACATACCGGCGGTATCTCCTGCAGCTATTCCCCCCCTCGCTCATCCTATGGTTTTGGATTTATTGTATGACCGGTTCGGAAGAGTATTCCACAGCTATGACGTTGGCCGGGTTGTTAGTACCGAGGCGTAAATGGGCAAGATCAATAAAGATAAGATGGCCTGTAACAAGCCTCGTCGCACTCCTGATGGGCCGAAGAAGTTTGTTGTGAAGGCATGTCAAGATGGGACTGAAAAGATAATCCGCTATGGCGATCCCAACATGAAGATCAAAAAGTCCAATCCTGCTAGACGCAAATCTTTTCGTGCCAGACATAAGTGCAGCACGGCTAAATCTAAACTGACCGCTCGTTATTGGTCCTGCAAGAATTGGTGAAATTATGTCCCTAGTTGAAAATATGAATGCTCGTAAAAAAGCTGGAACATCTCGTTCTAAGAAAAACAGTACCGTTTCACCAAAAGCTTATAAAAATATGAAAGCTGGATGGCCTAAAAAGAAAAAGGCTAAAAAGAAATGAGTGACCAGCGTTTATCCCGAATGGAGGATAAGTTGGACAAGCTTTCCGAAGCAGTAGTCTCAATGGCCCGGATGGAGGAACGGATAATAACTGTGTTTAACAGAATGGATAGTATGGACGAGTACTTTAAGAAAATGGATGAGCGGATGGATCGGATTGAAATTATAAATGCAGAGCGGGGCAAAACAATTGCGTTTGCTGAACGCCTGTTTTGGATTTTAGTCACGGCCTTCGCCGGTTTAATATTTGTGTGGGTGGGATAGATGGATAAGAAACCAATCACAGAACTGCAAGCTATGTTTCTGGAACATTTAATGGGCGAGGCCAAAGGCAATATCCGCAAAGCTATGACATTAGCTGGTTATTCAAAGTCCACAAAGACTTCGGAAGTAGTTGGCCCCCTGCGTGAAGAGATCACTGAACGTGCATCAATGATGTTGGCTATGAATACGCCTAAAGCTGCCTTTGGCATTGTGGATGTATTAGATGATCCAACGGGATTAGGTGCCAGAAATGCTATCTCTGCAGCCCGTGAAGTCCTTGATCGTTCCGGTTTAATTAAAAAGGAACAGATTGAAGTAACAAATAATGGCGGGGGAATGTTTGTATTACCTCCGAAAGTATCTGATGAAAACTCCTTGGCTTAGTAAGCCACGTAATTCCCGATATGCAAAACTACCCTATGCATATAAGGAAAATCCCGACAATCCCATGGAAGCTATTCCTGATTTAGAAATAGTTATGTGGGTGGAGCAAGCACTAGACCTTCTGGATAATGGCTACAGTTCAAGAAAGGTATCTGAATGGCTTGTAGAAAAGACCGGTAAGAAAATCAGTCATCAGGGCATTCGGAATATATGGGAATTAAGACGCCCTAATTCCAAAAAGCTAAAGCTGCTGAAGAAGAATGTTCAAAAGAATAAACCCAAAACATGGGAAGAAAAGAAACTTGCTGCAGTAAAACGTAAGAAACGGGACGCCAAACGTGTCCTGAATATGACTGAAAAGAAATTAGCTAGACTTGAAGGTACGAATGAAGCTGACAAATCTGTCTCGGAACAATTAGACTTCAATGCGATTGAACAAGCGTTCACAGACCGTGAAGTCATCTTCTCCCCAAATCCGGGGCCGCAAACAGAATTTCTGGCGGCATCAGAAAGAGAAGTCTTGTTTGGGGGCGCAGCGGGGGGAGGAAAAAGCCAAGCCCTACTCGCTGATCCCCTCAGATATTTTGGAGTACCTGCTTTCAACGGATTGCTCCTGCGTAGGACGAACGATGAACTCCGTGAACTTGTTTGGAAGAGCCAAGAGTTATATCCGCAAGCGTACCCAGGTGCGAAATGGCAGGAGAAGAAGAGCCAGTGGACGTTCCCGTCAGGAGCAAGATTATGGATGACTTATCTTGAACGTCCCGAAGATGTTATGCGGTATCAGGGACAAGCGTTTTCTTGGATTGGTTGGGATGAGTTAACTCAACATCCTACTCCATTTGCATATTTGTATATGCTGTCGAGATTAAGAACCACTGATCCTGACTTGCCGCTCTGTGTTCGCTCAACTACAAACCCCGGTTCAAGTGGGCATGGTTGGGTTAAAAAGATGTTTATTGACCCTGCACCATCAGGTAAATCGTTTGATGCCACTGACTTAGATACCGGCAAAGTATTAACTTATCCTGAAGGTCATAAGAAAGCTGGACAAGCGTTATTTAAACGCCGGTTTATTCCAAGCAAACTGTCCGACAATCCGTATTTATCTGATGATGGGGTTTACGAGGCCAATCTACTTTCTCTTCCAGAAGCCCAGCGCAGACAGTTATTAGAAGGTGATTGGACTATTGCGGAAGGTGCAGCCTTCTCAGAGTTCAGAGTGCATCAACATACTTGCGAACCGTTTGATATTCCCCCGGAATGGAGAAGATTTCGATCCTGCGATTATGGGTATTCTAGCCACTCGGCGGTGCATTGGTACGCAATAGACCCGAATTTTGAAACGCTATACGTTTATCGGGAATTATACGTCAGTAAGCACACCGGACGGGACTTATCTAAAGCAGTCCTACTGGCTGAAGACGGGGATAGAGTTCCATACGGCATTCTCGACAGTTCCTGTTGGCATCAGCGGGGGTCAGTTGGTCCCAGTATAGCTGAAGAGATGATTTCTGAAGGCACCAGATGGCGTCCCAGTGATCGATCAGCCGGGGCCAGAGTTGCCGGTAAGAACAGACTGCACCAATTGTTAAAAGTAGACGATGTTACGGAGAAACCCGGCATCATGTTCTTCAATACCTGTAGACAAATCATCTCTGATCTTCCGGTAATACCATCTGATCCTAAAGGTGGAGATGATATTGACCAACGATATGCCTCTGATCACGCATACGACAGTGTGAGGTACGGCATTATGAGCCGAATACAGGCAATGTCTCCGTTTGATTTACAACACAGCATGGCACAGAACAGCTACCGCCCTGCCGACAGCACATTTGGGTATTAAATATGGCGTTAATGGATAAACCTACTGTAACTTCTCCTGAAGATATGACTGAGGCAAGTACAGTTGTAGCATTGGAAGAAGAAGGTAATGTTGAAGAAGAGAATTTATCCTATTCCGGGGTAGCAACCTTTATCGAAGGCCAATATCGACGCTCGAAAGACACTAGAATTACAGATGAAGAGCGGTGGTTAATGTGCTACCGCAATTATCGGGGCTTATATAGTTCTGAAGTGCAGTTTACGGACACTGAGAAGTCCAAAGCCTTTGTTAAAATTACTAAAACCAAAGTTCTTGCTGCATATGCACAGATTGTGGACGTATTGTTTGCAGGATCGAAGTTTCCGGTAGGCGTAGAGCCACGGAATTACCCAAATAACGTAGCAGATGCTGTAAATTACGACCCAAATTCACTTACTGATGAAAAAATAGCTGAAGCAGTGGATGTGGACTACAAAGTTCCACGTACTATCGCCCGTCCTGACATTGCAAAGGATTTGGGCGTCTATCAGGACCGTGTCACGCCGATTGAGGCTGAATTAGAGATGGGTCCGGGCATAGGTCCGACTGCAGCCACGTTTGAACCGGCTAAAAAGGCCGCTCAGATGATGGAAAAGAAGATGCATGACCAGCTAGAGGAATCGCAAGCCAGCAAGCACCTTCGATCTATGGCATTTGAGACTAGCTTGTTTGGAACCGGGCTACTAAAGGGTCCATTTGCCTTTGATAAGGAATATCCCCGGTGGGATGAGGAAGGCAACTACGATCCGCTGCTAGAAACCATTCCACAGGTTGAATACGTTAGTATTTGGGATTTCTATCCTGATCCTGATGCCCGAAACATGGCTGAAGCTGAATATACCATACAACGCCATCGTTTAAGCCGCACCCAACTACGAACATTAAAAAACAGACCACATTTTCGTGATGAAAGCATAGAACTGGCAATAGACCATGGCACTAACTACGTCAGGGAATATTGGGAGGATAGTCTTGAAGACAACATTACCCATGATGAAATTGACCGTTTTGAAGTACTGGAATACTGGGGGGTATTGGACGCTGATCTGGCTGAAGAAGCTGAAATCGACATTCCTAAAGAACTGGAAGATCGTGATCAGCTTCAAGTTAATATCTGGGTTTGTAATGGGCAAATACTTCGGCTTGTTTTAAATCCATTTACGCCCACCCGGATACCATACTGTTCCGTTCCATACGAGATGAACCCGTATTCATTCTTTGGTATTGGGGTTGCCGAAAACATGGAAGACACCCAGCTTCTCATGAATGGCTTTATGAGAATG